TTTCAACTTCTTGTGCAATAAAACCATAAGCATTTTCTTTGGAGTCTTTCCATTTAAAAGAAACACCTTGCAGTGAATTGATAACATTTAATGGGTTGGTTATAGGTTTTACATTAGATTTTAATGATTTATCTGATATAGAATTAAAATCTGTTGCAATTACGCTATATGAACCATTAAATGTGAGATCTCCGTTTAAAAACCATGTTTGTGGGTGAGCAGAATAAATATCACCATAATCCATATATAAGGCATAATTGGTTAATCCATTAGTTGCACTGCCGAACAACCCTACATTTGCACCACCAATATGTGTATTATTAGATATAGCATTTATTGCAATAGAAGATGTAGTATCTGTAGATAATACAACATTTCCAGAAAACACTGGTGATGTTGCAAGATTAGTAACAGTATTATTAAGTGTAGAAATACTTGTTGTATGTCCACTAACGGTAGATTGCGTTGCAATTAAATCGGTATTTAAATTAGTGAAATTACTATCTACTTCAACAATTGATAAGGGGGTTCCTTTCACCTGTCGTAGAGTTATTGTGGCCATTATATTTCCTTTTGAATTAGTTGTTGAAGTAAAGATTTAATATCATTCATATCTTGTTTAATATTAGTAATATCAGATTCTAGATTATCTATTTTTAATGAATTCTCATACATTAATTTGGCAGAGTGTCTTTTATTTTTATGTTCTTTTAATTTATCCATATCTATAGATAAGACAGCCTTAGAGTGGATATCTCTAATGATATCCACTTTTCCTATTATTTGCATTGTATCAATCATCTAATGCTATTACTCTCAAATCGCGGATTTTAGGAACTGCTATAGAATTAGCAGATAACATAACAATTTTAACTATAAATTGGTTGAACTTATTCATATTGGGCAATGCAAACCTTATATTTCCATCACCATAATCACATATATATTTATGTTCAACAAATTGTGAGGCATAATTTTTATCTCTTGTAGATAATACCATTTCATAATAAGGAGTTTCTTCTAAAGTAGAACCCCCAGAAATAAATGCTGCTTTATAATAAACCTTTACAGATGATCCATATGGAGTGAAAGCGTTGAATGTTACAGTTATATCAGTAGATTCAAAACCATCTGCCAGTATAACTTTTCTTGTGATATATTTAGATAGACTTCTTCCTTTCGATGGTAGTAATTCTGTATCACCATTATGTGTAGACCCTAAATATCTAAATAATACACTTCCATTATAAATATCATCATATGTAAAATATGGCGGTTCAACAGAAGTTGTTCCAGTATTTAAAGCCTTATACATATTATACATCCCTTTAACAGGAACTTTGATATAATCGCCTCCAAACACTTCACTATGTGAAATAAAATCATCTGCAATAACATCATTATTTATAATATTTTCTACTAGAACATTAGTGAATCTTGCTATGTCAATAATGGGAGATAGTTTGGAATCTTTAGTAGTTAATTCAATTTTAGATCTCAAATTTGATGAAGCAGAATCTAATATTTTTCTAGTATCTAAATCATAATTAGTGCTTAACATAGCAGGTGTAAAATCTGCATCTAAGGTGCCATTAGTATTAGTGCCTTTATAAAAATATTTGGCTTCAGCATTTTTAAAATTTATATTTTCCCCCTGGGAGAAATAGGTGTCATATGGCACATTAATATCGACATTTCGTGTACTAGTGGAAAGAAATCTTAATAATACTCCAGTTTCTGCAAGACCATTCATAACATCACCATTAATATGATCCGGTGCAGTGGGACCAGTTAAACCAGTATTCATTGCTTCATAAATATGATCCATATTAAATCCAGATTCAACTCTAATATAATCTCCTCTAGAATAATATGTATTAGCAATAAATGTGTTAAAAGTGTTGGTATAATTCACATAAGGTTTTTCAGATATAAATTGTGCTGATCCTGAGGATGTAAAATTACATCTATTAAGAACAAAACACATATCTTGAGATGGTGAAGGTAGCCAAGTAGAACCATTAGAACTTTTAAATAAATCCCCACAATAAGGTATATCAGAAATCCTCATGTCAGAATTATTAATTCTAAAGCCTCCCATAGTTGCTGTAAATATTTCATACTCTTTACTAGGTGATATAATAACAATGGCATACATTCCTGGCAATAAGAAAATTGGCGAATCAAATCTAAATTTAGTGTATGAATTTGGGTCACTAGCATTTGGATATGTTGAAGTTTTCACATCATTTGCAGCAAGACTAGTAGTGGCAAATGGTATAATAATATCGCTACTTGGGATGCCATTAACTGTTGGTCTTAATTGGACTGTTATATCATCTATATTTGATTTTTTAGCAAAGAATAAATCTACAGATGATACAAAATATCCATCTGGATTTTCAGAAGCATTAACATAAAATGTTTGTGCTAAAGGATCAGCGTGAATTACTACACTACCTGTAGGGACAAATTGTAATGTTGCATCATATGCAGAAGGTGATTTTGCTTCGCCTGAAGTAATGGCTGATACATTTGCTTGTACAATATGAGTATCAAAAGCAGCAATCGCAGCACTAACATTTGTTTTATATTTATCTATAAATGTTTGTCCTATACCTGTAGATTCACTTCTAATTATCCCAACAATAGGCAACCCCCAGGCTGAATCCCAAGTATTTCCAGTATTCCAAGGGATAATATGTTTTATTTCAGACCAACTAATTGTAGTTTTATAAAGTAAAGTTTCACCAGGTTTTACTGTATATGGAAATGTTGGTACTTTATCATTAAAATAAGAAGCAACAGTAAATGGTCCAGCCCCAAACTTTTTTATCAATGGTGAAACTATAAGATCGTCAGAGAATATATATTTTATTGATTCTATTTTACCATCAGCATTTCCTATATTTTTGATTGTCCAAGTCATGGAAGTAGAGCCAGCAGGAGCATATAAAAACCCATCACCGTTGGCAACTTGTGTTGGTGGAGTTGTAGGGATAGTTCTATACTCATCCGCAGCACCTAAACCACCTTTTGCCGATAAATCACATATAGAAGTTTTGTCTGCATCTCTCCAATGTTCCCACCCCGTTATACCTTTAATGCCAGGTAATGTATATGAAGTCACATCTTGACTGGCTGTAAATTTTGCATATTTTGGGGATGTATCAGGATTGGGTGCTGCACCAACCTCAACACATGTAGGAGTGATATTTACTTCAACATTAGAGCAAATTTTTACATCTAATGTAGAACTATCAGCACCAGTTTTAACTCGATAAATTCTTTTTGCAGTTGAAGATTTACCCATTATAGTATAAGCATCCGTGCCCATATAAGAAATATATGAAGGAACACTTGTTGGACTTTCACCAGAAGGTGATACAAATATATATTTGCCTCCAGAACCTGCTGCATTAGTATTAATATTTATTCTTATAAATGCTTCCTGGTCTACTGAAGCAAATGGTATAGTAACATAATACTCTGTAGATCCTTTTAACCCTGTTATTTTTGTGTTATGACAAATATCACCTATGGATGGATTTGGCACGAGGGGCACATAACTATCACCTACAAGAGTAAACGTCCAATTAGAAGTCCCACCCCAATATACACTGGGGGTTTCTGCATAAGAAAATGTATTTGCATTAATAGTAACACTATATACATATCCTTGTAAAAAATCACCGAGTGGTGGTGAAAGTTTAAAATAAGTACCATCACTATCAGTAGAAAATAATGTAGAACTATATGCTGAACCTGGACCTGTACCTGTTATAGTTCCAACTTGAAGTGATGGAAAGTTCTGTTTCATTTTTTCTTTAAAAGTAATTCCAATCCAATTTCTATGTGTAGAAATTTTTGCTTCTGAATTGAATTCCGGCGAATATGTAGGACCGCGATTAGGTTTAGTTCCAGATGCTGTAAAGTAAAGGGAAAGAGCATCGCCTAAGATATAACTTAAATTGTCATCTATATATGTGAGAGCAGTTATATGTTTTAGTCCAAGATCAAATTTATACGAAACACCATTGAGTAAACCCTTAATTGGTATTGTTAATGTATTATTAGTTATTTGCATTGATGATGATGTCACAGGTATAAGAATATAATTTGAATTTGGATCACTGGGGAGATAGGATGTTGTATAATTTGGATCAGGATGTAATTTTATAGGCTGATTAAAAACTACAATTAAATTAAAATCATTTGATACTGGTGCACCATACGCATCATATACGGGATATGTGCTTGTTATAGCAAGTTGTATAGGTACTGTAGGTACTGTGGTATCTATATTTTTACATGTAAATGTATAATCACTAGAACCCGTATAAAGATTGTCATCTAGATCCATGACGCATCCGGCAGACAACATGACAATGTAAGAAGTTAAAGAAATTAAATTTGTTGTTGGAATTATTGTTAATTGATTACCTTTAGCAGAAATAACTGTAGTAGATATTGTACCATTTGCTTGTTTTAATGTGATACTGCCAGAACCTATGACAATTTCTTTATTAAAGGTTAATATAATAGGTGCAGTAACTTCAACTCCAGTTGCACCTTTTGTTGGAGAATATGTAGTTATTGTTGGATATATTATAGGTACTGATTTTATAGTAAAACTATAAACGGTCGTTTCTTTGATATAATCATTACCTAAAGCATCTTTCACAGATCCTGTGGGTAAATTAACAATATATGTGTCTAATGATGCCAATTCTACAGTTGGAGTTATAGTTAATACTTTACCTATTATGGATACATTTGTATTTGGCATAGAAAATGATTCAACAATAGAGCCATTTGGTCTTTGTATAGTAATATCACCAGATCCGGGTATAATTGTCTCATTGAATGTGATTTCAATAGTAGTTTTAGAATCTACTCCAGTTGCTCCTATAATTGGAGAACGACCAGTGACTAATGGGCCTGCTTTATCTATAATAAGAACTAATGGAGAAGACGCAGACACTGATGTAGGTGCTATAGATGTACCAGCTACAGCAGTAGATTTGGATTTCAATACTGGATCAATAGTAACTTGATTAATTCTAGTAACAAGAGTTTGTGCTTCTTTAGTTTGTAGAATTCCACTAGCATAATAAATAAATTCTGCAGATGTTTTTATTTGTGAAGCTGTATTATTTGGACTATCACAAAGTAAAAATGCACGAGATCCAGTATTAAATGATAAATTTGCATCATTTGGAATCATAAATGTTCCAGCAATATATCCATTTTCATCTGTCATTAAATTGGCAGATGGTGGTTGTATTGTTAATATTTTATAAGAAATTCCATCTAATGAAATATTTTCACCAACTACTAAAGGATTGTCATATTGTGCAATAAAAAATGTAGATCCTTTATGGAAAAGTATTTCTTTTATAGATTGTTTTGCTATTATTGAACTACTTATTACAGGTGGGGTGGTCCATCCGCCTGTAGTACCTGAAAAATACGTTGTTTTTAAAATAGCAGGTAGCGGAGAACTTACAGTAACCCTATAACAAGATGAAATATAATGGTCTACATTAATATTATCAAAAAAAGCATATAATCTAGTTAATGGCTTTAAATGATAAGCACTAAAATGTATAGATCTTGATCTAATTTTATGAATTAATGAAGTATCTACTACACGATCACCTAATGTCACAGAAGTTGTAGATTGTGTAGATCCAAATTGTAAACCAACTTGTGATTGAACTGTTGTAGTATTATAATTTGCTTTAACATCTACAGAAACTAAATCTGGAGTCATTGCTGCTTTTATTGCATCTTGCGTTAATTTTGCATTGGCAGCAACTGCAGTATATATTGGTGCAGTTGAAGTATCAGCAGTGCTTGTTATTGGGGAATTTTTGGGCTTATCAATCATAATATTATCCTATTTCATGCGGTTGTGACTTGTGATTTTACAGTCACATTTGTTTGTAGTGAAAGATCAGTTACACCAACGCCCGATGTTTGCCAATCAGACCATTTTTGTCCATTCCCTTGAGCAAATACAGAATAAGCATCATTTGCACCATTCATATTTATTATTGCTACAGGTCTGCTTGATGTATCTGTCCAATTATCTGTTGGTGGATCTAAATTCATAATACCATTCCATGAAAAGACAGCAAAAGGTTGAACAGATTCTGTTTCTGACGCTATAAGTTGTGCAATAACTGGAACTTCTGTATAACTCAATGTCACATGATTATTAGAAGATACTACGGAATTACTTCCAGACGAATCAAATTTATAACTATAAGAACTACTATTAAATGCTGGTCTTAAATATCTTTGTGTAAAATCTATAGCACAATTATAAGCAGAATTGTAAACATCACCAACGCTATGTCCTGCAAATGGATCAACTAATATTCCATTTTTAAATTTATCTATTCCTGGAACTGAAGATGGAATAGATTCATCACCTGCTTGTTTTTCTAATAAAGATAACGCTGTATAATATTCTAATCTATTAACTCTTTTATCTATTTTGGCTATATCTTTCATGGTATAGCCTCTATTATCTACAAATTCTGCATTAATATCATCATATGAGAAAGTATAGGCTGGTATTGATAGCGTATAAATTGTCATATTTGCACCAGAATCTGGTATAATAGGATATTTACTAGGGATACCAGATATAATAGACAATTTCAAATCTGTAGACACAACTGCTAAATCTATTCTAGATAAATAGTATTCATAATCTGTCATGAACGTACTACCAAAATGAGGCTTTTTATATTCATCAAATAATAAAGTGGAAGAACCATCAGATCTTCTAGGTCTAAAATCAATAGCATCCGATAGCCTTAAAACATCACCAGAAGTAAATCTATATGTTGGAATTTTATCAAATAATATTGTTGAATATGAATCTACAGTTAATGGTCCAGTTCCAATATGATTAAAATAATCAAATGTTACTGTTAATGATGTTAATTTATCATTCTTAGATAATGGTGAATTTTTAATATCTTTCAATGATATAGAACAATGATCATAATATAAATCTTGTTGCCCAGTATGAAAATTATAATAAGATGAGTAATTTATAGAGTCATCACCAATAACACTTACTAATCTATATCCATCTGCATGTTGCAATGAAATACTAGAAGAACCTAAATTTGAATTTATTAATAATATGGAATTAGATACTAATACTTTATTTCTGGTAATAGAAGATGATTCGCTAATAACAACAAATACATCCAATGTTAATACAAAATCTGATAAAATAGTAGCTGTAGCATTAATATTGTCCAAAATTTCAACTTTACTGAAATTAACAATTGATCCAACAATTGGAGCAATACCAGAACCTTCTCCAACAGCACGTATAACACCATACCATTCCGTCACTAAAGAGGATGATGATATTTCACCGCTACCAATAAATACTTGATTGCCAGTTAAGGAGAAATTACTATAAGTATAACCTACACCATCTCTTGAAAATGTAGTTGATATAAATGATTTATAATATTGATAAGAAATGTCATTACTATTAGTAATTGGATTGATATGAGTTTTTATTGGTTTATTTACTAGTGTATAAATGTTTGAATACTTTAAAGCATTAAATACTTTAACATTAATAGGACCAGCAGTACCTAATATAGTTTTTGAATCGTATGTTTCAGAACTATAATTAGCAAAAAAATCATAAGTATAATTTGTTGTTCCTGATTTAACGATAAATGATCTTGCATCTATAAAATTCTTTCCAGATGTTATATTAATATCAGTTAAAAATAACTTATAAGTATTAGATAATCCAGTCTGAAAACTATCAAATAACACACCAAAACACGTTGCAGTTCCTATGATAGATGCTGCATATAAACCACTTGTATTATTTGGATTCATTGTGCTATGAATATCAACATTGACTGTAGAGTATGGTGATATAAAACCAGAAATATTTTCAACTAAAACATATGGGCCTTTATCTATTTGTAGTTGACCATTGTTTAATAATGCAGTAGTTCTTGCTTTAGGCACAGATAATAATGTTGGTGCTTCTGTTTTAAATTCATATCCATTTATAAAAGCATCTCCAATATCTAATTTCAAAAAAGTATTAGTCGGATCGGTTAAATCTGGAGTCATTTTTCCTATAAAGGCATCTACAGTATAATTTCCAGATTCTTTATAAGTTCTTTCTGCTAAATGTTTCTCTAAATCTAAGTATTGTGGGGCATTGACATCATGGATTATTATGCCATCTCTGTACGATGCTAATAGGAAATGCTTATTATTAGTATCTAATGGTGTCCCCGGTAATGATAGTTGCAATTTAAGATCAATGGCATATCTATCCGCCCCAGGTGCAGAATAATTAGGAGAGCCAAATACATTATCTAGTAAAGTTTCATCTGTATAAGCATTTACTATAGATTCAATAGCGACAAGATATACATCAGATGAAACTTTACTATTAGTTGTAGATACAATAATTATTTGATCTTCTACTTGAACAAAAGACCCTTGGACAAAATAAATACCTTTTCTGATTTGATGTAGAGTAGCCTTTCCATATACTACTCCAGCACTAGTAGGAGCAACGGTTAATGTTACAAATGTATCACCTTGAATAGATAATACAGAATCGGCAGTAATATCTCCGGCAGTAATATCTACAGTATAGATGTAATTTGTTTTGTATGATTTATCCACATGGATTACTTTCTTTTTAATATCACCAATATAGACAATTTTATCAAGAAAGTAATTTAGGTCTGTAGTTCCAGCAAAGTCGCTAATAATAATAGAAGACGCTTTAATACAGGAATGGTGTCCATTGTGGACTACAGATCCATCAGTAAATATATGTGAGCCAAATCTATCAATTTGTGATGCAATAATAGATTGTAATTGGTTTAATTCTCTAGTTTGTACTGCATATCCTGGTTTAAAAAGTATCTTATGAAAATGTTTTGAGGAATCAAAATCATCATAATAAGGTTCGGTAGAAAGATTTATGTTCATAAGTATATACTCGGTTATCAATAATAAACATATTTATATTAAAATTGGAGTACAGTTGTTAGTGTAACAGTTTGATCTATAGTTTGATAGAAAGCTGTTCTATTGTCAATATAAAGTATATCGCCGCTAAATTTATCTATAGTTGGAGGGATCATTGTTTGTACAGTATATGAAACCATATTATGTGTTAAAATATCTCCTATATTCACAGCAATATCATCTAAAGAATGTAAAAGTAATGAATTGTCAGAAGCAGCAACAACTATAAATCTGTTATTTTTTGAATTAGTAACTATATCATCAGAAACTAATATGCCATTAGAAAATAATCCACTAACATTATAACAACCAGATTCTAATATATTATTAGCTTTAATTCTAGAATTAAATTTAGATGGATTTTTTATTATCCCGTATTGTCTATAATCATTACTGAATTTAAAATTCCCAATAGTATCAGAATTAATAGATGAATAAAACATTAATCTTTTAGCATTTAGATTGGATAAAACATTAGCACCATGACCATATTTTGGGCCTATTATGGCTCTAACGACTGCTGGAGTTGGGGTAATATTGTGATAACCTACACCAGATATAGAAATATTGGCATATGTATAATTTACACCAGGGTGGACAATAGTAATGCTTTCAATTTTACCATTTGTAATGTTTGCTATAGCTGTGGCATTTGTACCATCGCCTGTTATTCTAATAGTGGCGGCATCGTAATTATTCCCAGAATCTAATACTTTGATGTATTCAATAGCACCATTAACAGATAATAATTCGACATTGGCCTGAACTGTATTTAAAGATCCACCAGAAGTATTTACAGAAAAAACTGCATCTGTATCAGATGGATTATTCCCTGCTGGTGCTATAAATGCTGAAGTATATCCATATCCTGGCTCATCTATAATAACGTCTACAATTTGCCCATGTTCTACAATTGCGGATACTAGAGCACCAACACCAGTGTCGCTTTGAACTGTTAGAGTAGTATAATCAATATTATAATTTTTTCCTGGATCAACAATTGACACATAATCAATAACACCTGAATTGATTATTGGGTTAAATTTAGCAGTTAAATTGGGTAAGAATTTTCCACTACTCATTCTTGATCCATGAATAGTTATAGTAGTATCTAAAGGATATCCAGTGCCACCAGACACTATTTTCACTTTACTGATACTCCCATCTATATTAGACACATGAGGTTCTAATATAGCACCATAACCCTTTACAGTACCTGTTCCAGATTCTGTGGTATACCCAGAAACTGTAGCCGTAAATATTGTACCAATATTATTATTTGGTGAACCTAAAGTTCTAAAATCTGTAGTACCTATAGATTCAATTTCATATTTATGTCCTATTATAATATGAATAGCAGTAGATATAGTAGATTCAAACGATGTTAATTTAACATTTCCTCTTTTTACTATAGACGTATTTGCTGTAAAAGTAGTTCCAATATTATTATCAGAGGAACCTAAAGTTGTAAAATTAGAAGTTCCAGGTGTGACTATTGTGTATATTTTATCTAGAATAATAGACGATGTAGGTTGAACAATATTATCAATAGTTATTGCTGATACTTTTCCAGAACCGCTAGTAACCCCAGTAGCAACAAATACTGTGCCAACAGTATTAGAAAGAGATCCTATAGATGTAAAATCTGTAGAACCTTTGACTTTTATGATATAATTTTGACCGATCGTTATAAGAGATGGACTTATTTTTTGATTATCAATTATAATAGTTTCTGATGCAATTGTACCAATATCTACAGTATTTCCTATTGCTTGAAATAACAATCCAATAGTATTAGATTCTGCACCAATAGTAGTAAAATCTGTATTCTCTAATGTATCAATTAAATACTTATTTCCAGAAATAATATCAGAACTAGAAGATGGTACACTAATTGTAAGTGCGGTAACAGTTCCAGATCCAGAATCAACGCCCACTTCAATCCCATCCATAATTGCTGTAAATACTTCACCTACAGTATTAGAGGTTGCCCCGAATTGGATAAAATTTGTTGTTCCAATAAACCCTATTGAATATTTATTTCCTGTTCTAATTTTATGAGCAGGATTTGATCCTGAATTTACAGTAAGTGTGGCATCTGAATTTGGAGTATAACCAGACCCACCATTTGATATAGTTATTTCAGATAAAGCACCATTATTATAAAAACTGGTATTAATAGAATTTGTTATAGGCATATATGATGCTGTTAAGAATTTAGATCTTAATGCTAGAGGTATATTTAATACAAATTTCCATTTATAGCCATCTGATGTTATAAAAGAATCAGAACTATATCCTGTTGGGGCGATAATGGAGTTTGAATTATAGTTATTATCTAAGCAAATATATACATTAAACTCTGAAGTTAATACATAAAATTTAGATTCATCTAATGATATAGACCCTGTATATGAGGGGTTGGTAGGTGAATAATTATCATCATAGTAATCATATACAGTATTAACAATCCAGTCTGTTCTTGGTATAATAAATGACACATCACCGGCAGAAATTCTTTTCAATGAGATTATATCTTTTCTAGATGATAATTCATATTTGTATGTTGGGAGTGGTGTTTCAACTAATTCAACACCATTTATTAAATCATATGGTACTGTTTTTCCTAAAAAGTAATAGAATTTAGAAGAGCCAGAAATAATACTATGGTAGAATGAATCTGCAATAGTATTATGCATTGAAGGGCAAATTGTTGCAGTCATAATAGTATTATTTCCTCATTAATAAGTTAAGCGATTTGTACTACCCAAGTTATAGAAATTGAATCACCAACGGCTTTATTTACTACAGGGAATGATGTTCTACAAAGCATATCACCAGCAGATAAAGCATTAAAAATACCTGCTTCTGTGATCGCTCCTGTGCAAATACCAGGACCAAATGTAGCAACATAAGTTACAGTATTAATGTTTTGAGTAGTAGACACTAATACTACAGGGGCGTTGATAATAGTTTCTAGAGCAGTATCTGTTAATATTGGTGTAACAATTCCAGAACCTACAGCCATGTGGCTCATTATTGCAGTAGTATTGCTAATCATTCTAGATATCATATATGATTTTCCGGCAGTAACTACTAAGTTTGGAATTTTAGTAGTTTCAATATATCCTTTATCATCAGTTTTAACAATTGTAAGTTCACCTTTCATTGTCACTCGTTCTTTTTCAATCATGTTATTTCCTTAATTTGTTAATGTGATATTATAAGTAGAATTCGAATAAGATATTACTGGCAATATTTCTAATTCAAAACATAGTTCGGCATATTGTGGATCACAATATGTTTGATGTGAGATTTCAACAATATCTGATATATATTTAGTCATAATTGACTGGATTGGATTATCTATTACAGATAATGTTTCTATAATATTTTTAGTTATTATTACAGAATTAACAAAATCGCTTAAATGTACTCGTTCTTCTGGGACAATTATTCTGCTATAACTTGTATCACTATATGACTCATCCCAATATATTTCAATATATCCTTCAACATTAATTCCTTTATTAAAATGGACACTAGGTACATCTATAATTACTACAGGATCAATTAATGATTTTTGAATTTTACATAATATTACATCTGTGAATATATTGGAATAAGTAGAATCCCAATAATCAACATCACAATAAATTGCAGTTGAATCTACATAACCTAAATCGCTATATGTTTCTTCCCAATAAAAACCATATACCGACATATCTATATAATCAACAATATTCTTATCTATTGTTAAAAATTCGTATTCATTTAAATCAACAATCTCTGATGGTGTATTACTTATTGTATAATTAAAATCACTATAAACCCAATCCCAATATGGACTCACATAATCATAGTTATTATTAAGAATATATTTATTTGCATGAGATGCATTAATATCAGTGTTTTCTATAATCTCATATAATGGTTTCTGCAATGAATATATTTCTATTTCTAATAAAGGAAGTGATTCATCAACAGGTTTCATCATATTATAAACTTCAAGATCTAAAGAATACAATTCCTCTCTAGATGCTACTTGAAAATGTAGCATCAATATTTCTAAAGAGTCTACTAAAGATAATGAATTAGTTATTTGTTGCTCACTAAATAGTCTTAAACCCGCTGGGTGAATTAATTTTTTTACTATTTTACTATAGGTTTCAATAGATTTAATAGATGATATTACGTATGAATATGTTTGATAATAATTTGCATCTTGTAAGCAATAAGCATCTGAAGTGAACCCAGATGCATCTAAATAAAATCCTGGATATTTTCTTATTGATCCTATTTGGATATTTAATATAGATACCTTAGAATCATTAATATGTGTTCCTATTTCTGATGAACTATTAGTATAGAAATCTTGTAATATTTCTCCACAATAAGATGAGTCACAATAAGTTATATCAGAATATGGTATAGATGAAACAAATCCATAATCAATAAATCCGCCTGTACTATCATTGAATGCATCTGTGACTAAAACATTAGACGTAGATCCAGAAATAATACTTGCATAGAATGTGTGTTCATAACCTACTCCAAAATTTATCAATTGTATTTCTAAAATACCCCCAATTGAGTTTATTTTAGTAACCTTCACTTTAGCCGATGTGCCAGACATACTGGGCAAATCTATCAATTGTCCTACAAAAAAACCAGACCCTGCTTTGTATATAGAAATTGTAGAAATAGTTTCTACAATAGTGGCATTAAAATCATTGAATATTAATATATCACCTATATTAATCAAATAAGATTGGAATGTTTCAAAGAATATTTCTTTATATTTTCCAGAGTCTTTTATTTTAGTAACAGTAACTAATATATCTTGATTTTTTGTTTTTATTATTATGCAATGTCCAATAATATCATCAATATTCCCAGATGTTATTTGAGTTATTACCGATAAATCTTGTTTCCAATTCCCAGCAGAAGATCTAAATATTGATTCTTTAGGGTATTTAAGATCTATTTCAATATTAAATAAATGTCTAAATAGAATTCTAAATGATTCTTCACTACCTTTTGTAGAATAAAAATCCTTTATATGGTTTATGAAATGTTTATCATCACCTATTGTATTCCTAGGAATATCAACACCCAATTCTTTCCATATGTAATCTATAAATTTATCCAATGTTAAATCTATATCTCGTATGGTTTCAAATCTTGATCCTACACTATGAATATTATCTTCATTTAAAAATTTATAATACAATTCAATAAATCTAATAAATTTAGGATAATCGTCTCTAATAAATTCTGGAAATTGACTCGATATAACGGATAATGTGGGTATTTTATACTGCATATCTATCTACTTGGTGAAAAAATATAAGAGGAATCTGTAACATTGGATATTGGAATAACATCAACATATAAAGTAAATGGATTAATATTGATAATATTACTTCTAATAGATATAACATCATTTGATTGCATTTTAAAAATAAATTCTAAATTGGTATTAGATAGTCTAGTTATTTGCATATTATTGATATATATT